GGTTAACGATTCAAATTGTGTTTTAAAAAACTGTGTTCCAAGGAAGTCCTTATTGACAAAGGTACTAGCTTTCATATAGTATGTAGCTGCTTTTCTTTGTTGGCGTAGGATCGGGTTCCAGAATTCAACTATACGATTAGCCTTGTTTATTTTCCGTTTTGCTGAGAGACGTTTTTCAGGATCCCGTATTTGACTGAGGCTTGATTCCAGTTTTACTTTCTGAACCATGGCCTTATTAACATGTAGAGCTGTGTTTACAATGTCATTAATCAGATTCTCATCCACGTTATTTTCATACTCGGTGAACCAGTCATCTTCTCCAAGATCAACACGGGCGGTGTCTGAAACTCCGGTAATTCCTGCGTAATAAGGACTTTCCCGGATCATTCCTTTTGCACCACGTAAGCCGGGGAATATACGAGACTTCAACTTCTCCCCTTTATTGTGTTTCATCTCTTCAATGAAAGCATGCACCCCGGATTCACCGGCCATACTCTCAGGCTGATCGGAGCTAACCAGTTGAAAGTGATGACCGGTGTACATTACCATGGAGTGTTTGGGATATGTTATCGGTCTCCGGGGTTTGGCGAAATGTGCCGGTAAATTTGCTGCACCAATTACGTAATGAACTCCTTCTTCCATTAGTGGCTTTCCTTCTGCTCCAACCGGTTTATTGAAGAAGGCTCTGAGGTTTGGGATAATATTGGATAAGAGTGCTACATAAGTTTTGTGGATTATGAATGATAGTTCGCCAGGCATATCGGAAGCCACCCTTATCATCCGTGGTCCGAATACACCTTCCGTTTTACCGGAAGCACGAGCCATTTCACCAATAAGAATTTTAGGATCTATTATGGTTGCCTTGGTTTGCATGATGTTCATATACAAACTTTCAAAGGCACTGGCTTTTTCGTTTATATTATTTTCCATGGTCTTCATCCATTTCTTCGTATTCAACATCCTGAATTTGGGCATCTGATAAGAGCCGTTTCTTATCCTCTTTACTTACCGGGAGGCCATTGATTAGTTTAACATAGAATCCTTCAGTAGCTTTTTTGGAAATTTCCAACATGTTCTTATCGGTGTATCCGAGATCTTCCGGAGTGATGGTTGTGGTGATTAGGAATTGTGGCATTTGCAGATCATTCACCCTTAATGCACTATTAGCTCTCTTCCTGAGTTCGTTTGATTTCTCAAGGAATCTTCCTGCTTCAGATAGTTTATCCTGGGCAATAGCCAGTTTAGCCAGGTCTTCAAATTTGTTGGCAGCATCTCTGTCCCATATTTCCTGTGGAATGTTATGATCCACATCAAAATATTCCATGGCTTGAAAGACACGAGCTTTGGCTGTGATCAGGCTGATCTTAATTTTCTGATTTACCAGTACTCGTTCTTTTAGTTTGCGAGCTGCTCTGACCGTGTTCCTTTCCCTTTCCCATATTTCACTAGCCCATTGAACTTGCATTATGAACTGCTGCATATCTTTTGGTATGGCAGATGAAATTCCATTCTCCAGGAAATCAAAAACGATATCGGGGTGAAGAGATTCTAATCTGTCTATATGGGAAATAGCTCCTGGTTTCATTATACGTCAAATAAGTCTTTTTTAAGCTCATCCATTCTCCGGTGATACTGACGGGTGCCAAGAGTAGAGATCGCAAGGATATCGCCCTTCTCTCCAAGTTTAGCAAGCTCTGCATCCAGATTATAATCACCAATGGAAACACCCTGTTCATATTTTATACGAAGCTCACTCTGATTGTCTGAAAAATACTTCATGAATTCATCCGATTGCTCATCATTATAACCAAGTAGCTGGCATATCTTACCAGGACCATATTTCAATGCGCCGAAATTCATCACTTTTGTGAGCAGCACATTATCAAATATTATTGATTTCGGTTCGTTCATTGTTTCTAATTCTGTAAATTTTAGCATCAGGATTTATCTTATGAAACCGGCGAATAATGACATCAGCAAATGTCATATCGAATTCCATCATATAACAGATCCTGTTTAACTGTTCGCATGCAATTAATGATGTTCCGGATCCACCAAAGAAATCGGCAACGATATCTCCTTCCTCTGTGCTGTTTTGAATAGTGTAGGCAATGAGCTTAACTGGTTTCATTGTTGGGTGAAGTTCACTTTTAACCGGCCGGTCGAAATTCCATATTGTAGTCTGCCTCCGATCGGAAAACCAACGATGCGAGTCGCCGGGTTTCCATCCATACAAAACCGGCTCATGTTGCCATTGATAATCGTGCCTACCCATCACCAGGGAATTTTTCACCCAAATACAACATTGAGAAAGATGTAATCCGGCTTCTTTAAAGGATCTCCTGAAATTATCTCCTTCACTATCAGAATGAAATACATAGATTCCAGCTCCCTCCTGCATGACATGAAAAACATTAAAAAACACTTTGCGGAGAAACTCATAGAAGCTGCTATCATCCATTGAATCGTTCTTTATTTTCTTCTTTACAGATGCTCCCTGGTAATCTACATTGTAAGGAGGATCGGTGGTTACTAATCCTGCCTTTCTTCCATCCATCAAAGCCAATACATCTTCCGACTTAGTGCTGTCTCCACAAAATAAACGATGCTTTCCAAGGATCCATAAATCACCTTTCTCGGTTAATGGAGTATCGCCTGGTTCCGGGACTTCATCTTCCACTATTAAACCAAGCTCCCTTTTCATTTCCATGCGCTGCTGATCGAAATCAAATGACTGAGTTTCGAATCCAAGTGAGAACCGGCTTAAGGTATCTGCACCGATATCATACTTTTCAAATAGCTTTGAATCTGGATTTTTAGTACCAAATTCCGAATTGTAAGCAGCAATTTCCTCTACAGCTTCCTTCTTATCTTTGGCATAAATTAACTCATAGGTTAATTCCGGTAATTCGAAACCAGCCTTTTTAAGCTCCTGAAGGGCTCTTTTGCGTTGGTGTGCATCAATGATCCACAGCTTACCCGTTTCATCCTCCCATGCTTTAAAAGCATATTTGAATCCACGGGTAATGATAAGCATCTGGAGCTTGGCGTTCTTTTCAGAATCATAAATCTTAAAGTCCTCCTGCAGCTCATGAAAAGCTTCCAGTGGTGCAGTGGGAAGATTTGACAGATTGTGTACAGTAATTTTATTCATGGCTTAGTACTTCTTTAAAAATGGCTTCTTTTGCCTGGTGTTTTTTGAGGTTTTCGGAATCCTTTTCTTTTTGCTCCGGAGATCTGTCTTTTCGCTTCAGGAAGCTGTTGTACCTTTTCACATTATCGCGAGTGTTGGCATATTGCTCGAGGAACTCATCCGGGTTTTTTGATTTCAACGACAGGAGCTCGGCATGTAAGCTGTGATGAATTATCAGTGGATGCTTGTAGTTGAACTCTCCATTGTCGTTGTAGGATTGTAATTCTTCGAATGCCAGTAGATTTCTATTCCTTAGTTCGGCCAGCTCAGCCACCATTTTAGCGGTCGGTTTTGAATCTATGACAGAATCAATAGCCTTCATTTTTCGTAAGGTATTGATCCTGTCGTTATATAATATTGTCGCCTTTTGAACGTTTGGATCTTCCAGCTTATCCCACTTGATTTTTGGATACTCCTGCTCCTTCTGAAGAATTCCGCTTACTTTTTTTTTACCGGTCCGGTTTTATCCTCATCTGGATTCTTATTGTTTTCTTTTTCTGATTGTTCCAGAACTTCTTTCTCAGCAGCTTCCTTATCAGCAGCTTCCTTATCAGTAGCTTCCTTCTCAGCGGCTTCTTTCTCAGAAGCTTCTTTCTCTGCAGCTTCTTTCTCAGCGGCTTTCTTCTCTGCAGCTTCTTTCTCAGCGGCTTTCTTCTCAGCTGCTTTCTTAGCTTTATTGGATTTTTTGGCATTCTTAGCAGCCTCTTCACGGGCTTCCTTTTCGGCTTCCGTTTTTTTCAGAGCAATGGTTCTGGCTTTTTTTATTTCGGATCCAGGAACAATATCCAATAAAGCATAGAGTACTTCAAGATGTTTTCTTGAAGATGCGGTGGTGGAATTGAGTACTTCGTTTTGGGGATCTTTCTTCTTCAGGAGTTCGGTATCACATTCTGCAAATCGAGCATCCTGTAAGCTGTTAAATAACCTAAGTTTTTCTCGTGTGTCCATGATAATAATTTGAATTAATAAATTGTGTTATTATGAGAATCTAATTTATCTGCATTGCAAAAATTTTGAAAGGACTAAAAAAAAAGGAACCCCAAGAGGAGTTCCTTTTCTATCTACTACTAACTATTAACTAAACTATCAGGTTCAAATTCTTGTTCCGGCTACCTCTACCAAGGTCTCATCATCCTGGATACGGAAAGATATTCTACTTCCTGCGTTGGCTGTCCATGTTTCTGCATCGATCATGATAAAGACTGCACTATCAGGAATGGTGCTTGGATCTGAACCACCGGATCCCAGTACTTCAATATGATTTCCGTACATAGAAGCAGAGATCCCAGATACCGTTGCCAGAGCTGTTGGGGTAGTATTATCGGTTAACTGATACTGATCCTTACCGACAGCAATGGCCAGTGCAGTTGCATCAGCTACAATTACTGCAGGAGTGGTTTTGGTAATGGATCCAATGTATTTATAAGGCTGCTTGAAGGATTTGTTCTGGAAGGTAAATGCCACTGCTGTAGCTTCTGTATCGCGTTTGCGATCGAAACTTTGCAGAATCATTGGCTTACATCTGCTTCCTGCCAAGAAATAATCTCCTGTTGAGCATTTCTCATATATGATAATAAAGCGACCTCCGGCATATTGTTCTATAAAATCGTATAGTTTATCTCCATCACCACCCATGGTGAATTCAAGTGTATTGGTTACTTCGGTGGTTAAATCACCTTTTTCACCGGTTGAATTATCTTTAATGGTATCGTCTATGGCTTCGAAGTAATGCATATACTCGCCTGTTAGAAGAGGTATGGTACCAACTTCCCTGTTAGCATTTGGCGTTGGGTATGTCTGGTCGGTATCGATCTGATGAACTTCAATTAACCATACCTTATAGGCAATCTGTTTACCTTGTGAATACTGATCGGTTACCCCATCAAGATTACCTATAGCAGCCATGCCGGCCATTGATATTCCACCACCGGTTAATTTAACGGCAGTCATTGCATCTATTATATCCGGATTGAAAATGGCCATGCCAATTGCAACGAGTATAAACAATGCTGTCAGTGAGAAGAAAAAGGCCAGTCTCTTTCTTTTGGCCGATTTATCAACCTGTCTCATTGACCATTCTTTTTGTTTTGTATTGAGCTTTTTCATGATTCCTTTTAATTTTAAAAAGGCCGGCGGTAATATACCTACCGGCCTTTTGGTTTAATGTTTAAATGTTTACCCGTGGCTATCTTCCACCGGGAATATTAGGTTGTTTGGTTTTCACTATCGACCTTGTACCATCAACACGCCTCTCTATATCGTAGAACTTACTGGTGGTGGTATTATAATGAAGCATTATATAATCGCCAACAGCTACCGGGGTGAATGCTGTCGATAATTGATCGAACTTACCTGTTTTGGTAATGGTCTGAGGATTGGTAGCACTTCCGATTTCAATGATATACACTTTACCATCGACGGCGCCGGTGATATCGGTTATATTCTTATCAGCATTGGTGTTTTCCTGAGTTTCAAACCAGAAGTTTTCTGTTCCATCAGCAGAGGTAGCATCATCGGCCAGAGTGGTTACCGGCTTGTTAATGAATACTTCCTGAAGGGCATAATCGTTAGAGATAAGGTTTGCTACAGAATCAAACTGCTTTCCGGTGAAAGATGCTGCAGTACCTTCTTTCCAGGTAGCCCATGATTTGACAGATTCCATGTCGCGATCAAAACCAATTTTAAACATTTCGCCAGGAACGAATTCCAGTGACTGAATGTTACCGGGTTTCTGCAGGAACATTAATTTTATCTGATTCATATTAGGAACCCACTTGATGGCCACATCCCAGTCGGGTACTTTTTCGGCATCTGGTCCGGAGAAATCAAAGTCTTTTCCATACTTTCTTCTCACACTTGATTTGAACCACATTTTATGGTTTGCGTTCAGGTAGATAGCGAAGCCATCGAGGTTGTCTCTTTTCTCAAGTGTATCGGCAAGGAATGCCTGAACTGCATCAACATATACGGTACCGGTATCTGAATAAGTAGAATAAGCGGAATCGGAAAGAGGAAGAAGCTTATTCTCATGGTAGTATCTTAAAAGAGTATAAAGAACACCGGTGGAAGCGAATAGCTTATGACCTGCAGTTCCTGCGGTTGGCTTAATGTATATACCCATTACTTTACGCTGAGCTTGCTCATTTACAAGAACAGAAGCAATGTTCAGTACCATCCATTCAATCATACTCCATTTAACCGGATCAGATCCTTCCTGATTAAGATACCCAATGTACTGACGCTCGATCCACTTCATGGAATTGAATAGTGTTTTGTACATGGCATCGTCAACATGACCCATTTCTGGTTCCAGAGAAACATCACCTTTCCAAACTTCACCTGACTGGTATGCCTGAGAGAATTCTCCAAAGAAAGCATTAGTGATTATTTCACGATCCTGTACTCCGTATCTGCGAGGGAATAAATCAAATACCGTTTTAATGGAAAGGATACGAGCAATGAGAGCATCCTGACGACGTACTACAAATTGATCGCCTAAACCGGAATTAGTAAGATCGGAATAGTCAACATCCAGTCCTGTAGATAAATTAGCTAACTGACCTGATTCTTGTAATGCTTTGAATCTGGCAGACAGCGAGGATGAATAAGATTCGACTGCTTTACGGAAGCTGGATCCCACTTCTTTTTCATCTACCGGATCTAAGGTAGCTACATTAGGATTGGCTGCCACTTTATTCCATCGCTTGTCTAAGGCGAATAGTGGGTGTTCTATGCCAAACAGATGTTTTTCGGTATGTTTAGTACCGCTAATTCCAATTTTCATCACTTCAGTTTTAGGTTTATCAACTTCCGGATCTGTCTCGAGGTTTTTAATTTTCTCGGTAAGTCCTTTATTTCTCGACTGCTCATCTTTCAAAGCTTTGTCGGAGGCTTCTTTTTCAAGCCTCAGCTTTTTCATTTCGGCAGTTTCCTGAGGAGGATCGTTTGGAGGATCTATTGTCACCTGCGATGCAGTAGTGTCTTCCTCTTCTTCATCCTCGAGCATGTTAAGAGCAGCCTGGTGTATGGAACCTCTGCGCTCTTCAGTTTCAGATTTCTCCTGGTCATCGTAAAAATCACTTTCATACTTAGCCTGGTAAGTAGATGCGATCAGATTCCAGTCTTCCTGTGTGAGTTC